TGGTAATTGGGACCGCTGTTGCGAAAAAGATACAATGCCTCATTTGTTGACTAAAACCACGATGCTTGTTAAATGGGCGTATGGGAAATATCAGACCGCCTTCACAAAAGCAGATAGAGTATGGTAAACGGATTCATGCAGAATCTGTAAAGCGTAGATTTAGGGATGGGAAATGGCTTTGTACCGTGTGTGGCGAGCGCAAGCCTGAGTCAGAATACCACAATGTAAATACCAGAACGGGAGCGCCGCCTAGCCAATGCGCAGTTTGTAGCAATGCTTAAAGCAAAAGCTATCAAGACAGGAACAGGCATAAGTCCCGGCTCGACACAAAGGTTAAAGAGGCTAACAAAAAAGCAAGGCTGGAGAAAACATTGTCTCAGGAAATGACTTGCGGAAGGTGCGGTAAAACCAAATCGCGATCCGAATGGCCCATACAGCGGGGAACAGACGTTGGCGGATTTTCTGGCAGTCCAAGGAAATACTGCTGCTCGCCCAAAAGGCGCACCGAAGCCGAAGTGGCCGAAGATATTAAGTTGAACAGCAAGGTTTGCACATCATGTGAGGAGCGAAAGCCGTTTGAGCAGTTCTCCCCCAACAAGCAAGCTCAAGACGGCAGGCAAACCACTTGCAAGAAATGCCGTAGGGCCAAGATTGGCTCCGGCCAATGGAGAGGCGGGAGGACTGGTAGGCAGAAAATAATAGAAGCTAGGTCAGACGGAAGCCTGACAACAAAGGTAGTTGGTGATATGTTTGCCGAAGCCAAGGTGTGCCCCTGCTGCACGGGGGAAATGGATAGAGATGATAAGACGATGGACCACATCGTCCCACTAAAACTTGGCGGTGAGCATTCAGTTCAAAACACAATGATTCTGTGTCGTTCCTGCAACATAACGAAAAACGCTAAACATCCGTCAACGTGGCTGGCCTTGCTAAACGACGATGCCGCAGGCAGGATGAAAAGGATATACAAAAAGAAGGGTTTTGACTTTGCCTAGAGCGGGAGAAATAAACATTCTGAAGGAGCCTTCGCTAGACTATGAAACAGAGCGAACTCGCAAAATGAAGGCGGATGCTGACACTGCGGAAATCAACCTTGCCAAACTGAAGGGCGAGTTGTGCCTGACGGCTGACGTAGTGAAAGCTTGGGAAAGCGTTCTGCATTCGTGCCGCGCCAAACTGCTCTCCATGCCAACGAAGATTTCTCCTATTCTGGCGAATGAAACGGAAACCAGCCAGGTTAAGCATATGCTGGAAGAGGCATTGCGAGAGGCTTTGAGCGAGCTATCCAATTACCAGCCCAGCGTTGACCCCATTAAGACTGGCGCTAACGTGCCTGATGCAGAGGAAAAGCCGAAGCCTAAGCGTGGAAGAGGCAGGCCCAAGAAAGTGGACCAGATCAGAGGCAAATGACCGCAACGCATCTCTCTCCTGAAATACGGCAAGGCTTTCTCTCGGCTACCGCAGAGGCAATGCGCCGCCTAACGCCACCACCGCGACTGTCCGTGGCGGAATGGGCCGATAAAACGCGGATGCTTGATAGCCAGTCATCCGCAGAGCCGGGCCGTTGGTATACCAGCCGCGCAGAATATCAGCGTGGGATTATGGATGCCTGCTCTGACCCTACTGTCAAAGAAGTGGTTGTCATGTGCGGCACGCAGAGCGGCAAGTCTGAGGCGCTGCTTAATACCATTGGCTATCATATGCACCACGACCCCTGTCCGATCTTAATGATGCAGCCAACCGTTGACATGGCGCAGGCTTTTTCGAAGGATCGCGTAACAGCAGGTTTGATACAACCGACCCCCGCACTGCGCGGCTTGGTCAAAGACCCAAAGGCTAGAGATGCAAGTAATACGACTCTTCATAAGGTATTCCCTGGTGGCGCTCTGTCTCTTGTTGGGGCTAATAGTCCATCTTCCCTTGCTTCTCGTCCGATCCGTGTCGTTCTGTGTGACGAGGTTGACCGATACCCTGTTAGTGCGGGTGAGGAAGGCGACCCTATATCTCTCGCAAAGCGCAGAGCAGCTACGTTCTGGAACAGAAAGATAATTCAGGTCAGCACTCCCACCAATCGTGGAGCCAGCCGGATTGAGGCGGCATATGAGGAATCTGACCAGCGCAAGTTCTATGTGCCCTGTCCGCATTGCGATGAAAAGCAAGTGCTGAATTGGGAGCAGGTGCAATGGAAAGATGGCAACCCCAAGACGGCCCAGTATTTCTGCGAGCATTGCGGCAGCGGGTGGACGGAGCCTGAGAGGCATCGCGCAGTCAGTCGCGGTGAGTGGGTGGCAACTCGCCCCTTTAATGGCGTGGCGGGCTTTCACTTCAATGCGTTCTACTCACCGTGGGTTGATTTGGTTGAGACTGTAGAAGAGTTCCTCAATGCCAAGCGCGACCCAATGCGGCTCAAGACCTTTGTTAACACAATCTTGGCAGAGACATGGGAAGAGCAAGGCGATGGCGTGGATGAAAACGATGCCATGCGCCTGCGTGAAAAGTATGACGAAATACCTGAAGAGGTTGTGCTATTAACAGCCGGGGTTGACGTTCAGGACGACCGCTTAGAAGCGGAGATTGTCGGCTGGAGCAAGGGCGAGGAAAGCTGGCAGATTAAATATCAAGTAATTTATGGCGACCCATCATCGCCTGACTTGTGGGCAAGAATGGACGAGTTTCTGTTTCAGACGTTTGATCATCCAGCAGGACGCGAATTGACTGTGCGCTCAACCTGCGTGGATAGCGGCGGACACCACACAAGAGCCGTTTACAACTATGCCAAAACAAGGTCTGGGCGCAATGTGTTCGCCATCAAAGGGGTTGGCGGCGAGGGCAAGCCTATTGTGGGCAGGCCCAGTAAAAATAATATAGGAAAAGTTCCACTCTATCCTGTTGGCGTGGATTCAGCAAAAGAGTTACATTATGCCCGACTCAAGATTGATGGACATGGCGCTGGCTACTGTCACTTTCGCGAGGAAATGGATGACGAGTATTTCCGCCAGCTAACGGCAGAAAAGCGGGTGGTTCGGTATCACAAGGGGTATCCGAAGAACGAATGGAAGAAGACCCGCACAAGAAACGAAGCCCTCGACGTTCGGGTATATGCGATAGCCGCTCTTGCCATATTAAACGTAAATATGGACTCAATGTTCAAGAGATTTTACGATTCACTCGACTCAAAAGGGGCGAGAGAGGCTGGAAAGAAGAAAGAAAAGCCCCATCCTCTAGCAAATCAAGCTAATATAGGGCAAAGAAGGGGGGGCTTTGCTAACAGTTGGCGATAAAGTGAATGGCTAATCTTTTCGACGCGGCGAACGCACCAGAGGGCGAACCAACGACAGTTACAGTCGGGGATTTCATCCAATGGAAGCGTAGTGATTTAGTGCAGGACTATCCTGTGGCTACCCACTCTGCTGAATATGTTGCGCGAATCACTGGCGGCGGGGCAAGTGAAATTAAACTGGCCGCGACCGAAAGCGACCCGACCTATTATCTGTTTACTGTTGATAGCGCCACATCTGAGGACTTTGAGCCTGGCTATTATCACTGGCAACTTGAAGTCACCGAAACGGCCAGCGGCAACCGGATTGTTGTTGATACTGGCACTTTTACCGCTCTTGCAGACCTTGATGTAAACAACACTGATCCGCGCACTCATGCGGAAATCATGGTCGATAAGATTGAGGCGCTATTGCAAGGCCGCGCCGATAAGGATGTAGGCTCTTACTCTATTGCTGGCCGCTCAATCACCAAGATGTCAGTGCAAGAACTGCTTGACTGGCGTGATTATTATCGTCGAGAGGCCAAGAAAGAAAAGAAGGACTCCGACATCAGGAATGGCCGTCCAACTAACACAACCGTAAAGGTTAGATTTCTATGAGCATTTGGCGGGAGATTTTGGGGCTACCAGTTAAGCCAGCGGGATTACAGCGCAGAAACGCCTATGGCTACAGCGCCGCACAGGTAGGCCGACTATTCGCAGACTTTAACGCATCAAAGGGTAGTGCAGACTCTGAGTTGAAATACACTCTTGAGACAATGCGTGAACGCTGCCGCGATCTTGCTCGCAATGACCCTTATGTGAAGCGGTACCTTCGTCTGCGTCAAAACAACATTGTCGGCAAGGATGGTTTCTCGCATCAAGTTAAGGCTCTCAACGACTTTACTGGCGAGCTGGACGGTGTTGGAAACCAACTGGTCGAAGATTCTTGGAAGGTATTTACCCGCAAGGGCAACTGCACTCCAGATGGTCGGCAATCT